TTCTTCAGGGGTTAAGTCACCGACATCTCCTTCAGACATTTCGACAGGCTCACCACCGATACGTCCGTTAGCTTCCATCTCCATCATACCACGTTTAGCTTCCTCACGCAAGTCCTCAAAGAACTTTACACCATAGAAGCGTACTACATCAGCAGGTACAACGTATTCACCTTCACTAAGTTGCGCTGGGATATCGTCACGCACTTCTTCAGCTAATGACCCAGGAGGTACTTCGTTTCCGCTTACAGGATCTACAGTAGCCCCATCATCAGTGAGACCACCTTCCTCCATCATAAACGCCATTTCCATCTGCTTAGCTGTGTCCATTAACTTCTTCCCTCATAAGTTTTAGTCTACGTAGTGCAGCTATCTCACCTTGTATGCGATACATTGCCTCTGCGTCATTGCTTTGCTCTATACGGACATGCGCTGCACCAATCTTACTATCTAGGTACTCTACATAAGCATCCCATAGAGGCTTGTCGTTTGTTATTTTCTTTAGTGCGCCTAAACTCATTTAGTTGGTCTCTCTACTAATCCACCTTTGTTGAAGCGTAGTTTAATATTTGTTGGATCAATAGTCAAGTTAGAAATGTCTAGGAGTGTACCTTCAACTGTTTTATTTAACTGATTATTATAATCATAGTCTGGGTTACTTACATCTCTATAAACAAGTTTTTTCTTACCTATCTCTACTTGATTACCTAGCTCAGCTTTTAACTGTTTAAGTGCTTTATTGTAAGCAGTTACATATGTATTATAGAAAGCAGAACCTTTAGAGATTTTTTCGGATACCTCATCTGCTCTAAAACGTTTCTCTGCAAGCTGCTCTACAGGAGGTAATACAATTTCATCTATACCTTTTGCTTTAGCGTCCGCTATAATAGCCTGTAAAGATAGACGTACTGTATCGGTTAGTTTTTGTATAGGCAAGTCTTTTTTAGTTATAGCTGTAGTAAGGCTACCTAAGTAAGTTTCTACACTGTTGTACATAGCATCACTTATAGCGTCTATCTCATAGTCACTACCATCATACTCTTTTCTTAACAAAGCCCCTGCTACTCTTGAAATACTACCTGTATCTCCAAATAAGTATTCCTCTTTTACACCACGCTCTTTAGCGGCTTTCTTAAATACATCAATGCGATCTTCTCTGCTTAATTTTTTATTAAGTCTTGTAGGTATAACTACGTCTTCAATGTAACTTTTTAGTTCTTTAATAGGTTTATCAGGAAAACCACTACCTTCAGTCTCAATTAAGTATTCAGCCTCTCTATAAAGACGGTTTAAATCTGTATCTAAGGTCTTTCTTTGTTTCTTCTTAAATTTAGGTAAATCGTCTACAACATTCTGTAGAGGGTCCGACTGAAGTTCTTCAATTAAGATGTAAGGTTTCCTTGACCCTCTTATGACTGTAGGATGTGCCATTTTAGGCATAGGGACGCTAATTTCACCCTTTTCTTGAATTAGGTAAGAAGGAAGCTTATCTACATAATCAAAACTAGTAGGGTCATTTTGTTGGCCCCAACGAATAGCAGGTCCGTCACCTCCTTGACTTACTAATCTAACAGGCATAGTTTGAACCCCTATTTTCTTTAAGGCCCAAGCTCTATGCCTACCATCGTGACCTGTTACTTTTGCTGTACCGTCACCGTTATTCTTAAAGGTTAAAGAAGGAATAGAGTCAAACTTAGTTCCTTTCTCAGCCAACTCTACAGTGTTTTTTAGTTTTCTTATTTCAATTCCATCTTCAGCTGCCTTTAAGAAATGCTTAATAGGCATATCAACGACTATCTCTCTTGACTTGTCGTTTTGTTTCTTAGCGACTTCTAGTGCCTCTTCACTAAACTGAGGATAAGTTTTTAAGGCTGGTTGTTCAATACCTCTAACGCTGTACCTTGTATGTGCAAGATTAGAAGGGCCAAAGTGGGTAAATAAGCCTAAATCATCTTCTGATTCAATACTAAGCTCAACGTAGTCTGTTTCTTTATCTTCTAAAAAACTCTGTCTTTGTGTTGTTTTGTATTTAATAGGAGTGACTTTAGTGGCCTTAACCTCTAACCCACCTAGACCTTCTTTAGCACTCTCAGCTGTGTATAACTCACCAGGCTCTAGTCCTAACCCACGATACTCCATCTCACCTTGTGTGACTTTAGGTGCACGTTTACGTACAAACGCTTCGATGTTCTCACCACGTGTACCTTCTTTACCGATAGGCGCTTCGTCAATAGCACTCTCTAGTGGGCTATAGAATCGTGCCACTGTAGGGTCACTAGGATCAGCTACATCCGTCAGTACCTCTTCTGTTTGTTTAAACATAGGGTTGTACTTGGGGTTGTCAATGATGCCAAGCGCTGAGCTTAGCTCTTTAGCTATCATACGAGAGATACCTGACATTAGCCTACGTTCCCACTAAATCCTTGTTCGCCTGGTTGTGGTGCTGTACCTGTACCCATCTGCCCACCACCTGAGCCAGTTGTGTCTTGTACTTGTGCACCTGCTGGAGCTTGACCCTCTGGACCTGGCGCTGGGCCTGGTTGAGGAGGCTGTTGTGGTGTGAACTTCTTGAATAACTCAGCTTGGATAGCTGCGTCTTGCATAGAGTTAGTCACCTTGTCTGGGTCTAGGTCCATGCTCTTAGCGATCTCACGAATGATATAGTCCATCTTAGCGAAAGGTGCAAGCATCGGGTTAGACGCTACCTGTAAGAACTGCATTAGGCGCTGGGAGCGTACCTCGTTAGACATCAAGCTTTCTGTACCTGATGCTTTGACTTCTAAGTCGCCCTTGATTGACTCATCAAAGTCAAACTGCATGTTGAAGCTAAAGAATGCTTTACCTAGAGGCCCAAGCAAGTAGTCGTCTACATTTTTAACTACTGAACGGATAGAGCCGTTGGCAGCAGACATAAGCATAGAAATACCAGAGGCAGTACGACCAACTCCCGATACGCCTGTCTGACCATGTGCGAAGGAAGGGAAACCAGTTGATTCATCAGCTAAGACCCTAGCTTTGTCAAATAGTTGCATATTCTCTTGGGCAACGTTGGGGAACTTTGTACCGAAGAGGGCTTGTCCAGGTGCACCACCTTGTCGCCTAAACACCTTCCCTGGGTACACTGACATATCTTGTCCTGGCACCAAGTTGGTTTCGTCCACTTCGATGATAAGGTTGCCAGATAAAGCAGCATTGTCGATAGCCATCCGCATAAAGCCATTCATTAATGTCTGTGTATCGTCCATGTTCTCTGCGATACCGACACCAAAAAACGAGTAGGGGTTATGTTCATAAGGTGTTGCGTAGTAAGGAATACGTGCAGGCTTGAATGGGTTTAGTACCATACGTAGTACTTCACCGTTACAGATCCAGATGTTACAGCTGATCTCAACTAAATCTTTAAACTCTTTAGGGATCTTGACACCATTATCTTCTAGGATATCTATATCTACAAAACCCCAGAACTCTAACACTTCCCAGCGCTCTGACTCAGATAGTGTGTCGTCGTCTTCCATCTTCATTTCCCAGTGCTTACGTACATAGTCTGGGCTTTGAGCAATAGCTGTTTCGATAGCTTCGTCACGGAAGTAAGGACGACCTTTTAGTGCACGAAGCTGGTTACGTGACATCTTGTGACGTTCAACTACATACTCTGCGTCATCCATTGATGTAGCTTCTGGGTCAGGATAAAAGTTCCAAACTGAGACATTGTTACACTCAGGTACAGTCTTAACTAGAGGTTCATACTCACCGCTTTCATTCCAGTTAGGGTACTCTTTATCTACAGCGAATGGTCCTTTCATTACGCCTGTACCAAGTAGTGCCATCTCGAAAGCCATAGAGCGTAGATGCTTAGATGCGCCACTCTCTTGTAGCTGATCGTGGATCTTCTTTTCCATCTTCTTAGCTGCAACAAGCGCTGGGTGGAAAGACACTGTAGTAGGAGTAGTACCGTCACCCTCAATAACCTTGTCAGCTACAGGAGCTAACTTGTTACGCATACCAGCAAGACGCTCTTGTAAGTCAATGATAGTCTCTCCTGGACGTAGCTTACCATCATCACCTAGTAGCGGAGTAGGCGCAGCAACTTGTTCTGTTACTTGACGAGCTTCATCACCAGCTTGTTCTGCATTAGGATCTACATTGATGTGTACAGCATCAGCTACACCATCAGGTAATACTGTAGGATCTACAGACAGAGGGAACTTATTGTTACCGAATAGTACATCTACGATCTGACCATACGCAGCAAGAGTCTTAGTCTTAGTAACCTTAACAAATACACGAGACTTCTCTGTGTCTGTGAACTGTACGTCTGGACCATACAAGCCACGATAGTTACGATAGGCACGTAGCCAACGCTCTTCGTCTACTTGTCGTGCGTCCTCTGCACGTTTATAACGCTCGTTAACATACGTTACTACGCTACTGACAGACTCGAAGAGTTTATCACTGCCATCTTCTGCAGCAACTACTTCGTCTGTGTCAAAGTTTAGATCATCAATGTCTGCCATATTTTAGTACCCGAATGTTGAGTCTGAAGCTTGAAAACCAGTACGACCACTTTTAGCTGGATCGTAATCCCATATAGAACTGCGTGGTCTTGTCATAATACCATAACGCAAAGCATCATACAAGTGGTCTTCTGCATTTGTGTCTACATCTTCTGGGTTTTTCTTATCCAAAGGTATAGACGGTAGTTGCGCTATCATGTTGGTGCAGGTAGAGAAGAATACGAGTCTTGGCTCCTCAGTAAACTCATCTACCTGTAATCGACGGTGTATCTCGTTCTTGCCAGAAACACGTGAGCCTCTTGAGCGATCTGAAGGACGCCATCTGCAACCCTTCATGTTCATCTGCTCTGCCAAGGATGGGCCAGTGTCTCCACGGTTGTGCCACAAAGAAGAGTCCAACACGCCGTATCTGATTGTACCATCGTTAACCTCTTCTCGCAAGATCATATCTGCTAAATCAGAAGCTGTAACTTTAGAACAATATAGTTCCCTGTATACAACCAGTTGTTCACTTGGGCTGACAGCGATCCAGACCACTCCAGTGAAGGAGCCGTAACCATAGTCGCAAGCTCTAAACTTAGTCCACGACTGAGGGATATCGTATGGCTCCACCACGTGTATGTTTCTGTTAAACTCAGGAAAAGCTGCCCCTTCGTTAATATCCCAGTTACCTTCAAGCAGCTGCTTTCTTTGGTGTTCAGGCAGTGACAAAAGCATTGCTTCGTAGTCGCCACTCTCAGCTAAGTAAGGATTGTCAAACAAACTAGCTGGGATAAATCTTCTTTTAAATAGTGGTTCTCCTGCTCTACTGTGACCAGAAGGAAACGTTAGTGTCTCACCTGTTTCTATATTTGTAGCCCAGAATGACTCACCTGCAGGCGCTGGGTCAATAAACATTTTCTTTACCCAAGAGTGTCCACTGCCTCCTGGGTTAGTTGTAGCTCTCATATAGAGACCTAACTCTTTAGAGCTACTACGTAGACGTGAACGCATGTAGTTCCACGCATAAGGACTGTTCCACTGTGTAAGCTCGTCGAAAGCTATGTAGTTGAACGCTTGCCCTTGATAGCGCATAACGTCTGTGTCTTTGTCGAGGTAGGACATCCATAGTCGTCCTCCTCTGGGAGTAGTCCATTGAGACTTACGTTCGCTCCATTTAATCCCAGGAATTGCTTTAGGATATAACTCTTGGCTTTTCTGAATAAGTTCACGTAGTTCTTCCGTTGTATGTCGAACAAGTAGACCACTGAAGTCTGGGTTGTTCATGTCACGTAGAGGGTCTGCTAGAGTAGCGTAAGACTTGCCGCCGCCTGCTGCCCCACCATAAAGTACTTCACGCTCTGAGGAAGCCAGATATTGAGTCTGTGGGCCTGGGTTAGGCTTAAAGACTACCTCTTGTGCAGCTATGGGGTCAAACTCTGCTGGTTTAACTTCAGCGGGTACAAACTCTTCAGGCTGCGTCTTCTCCGCTATCTTCTTCGTAGGTGTAGTAGCCGAGTCTTTCTTTTTCGAGGATCTCGTACTGCTTAAGCGCTTTTTCGTACCTTTCGGTAAGCTTGCGTTTAATTGCAGCAAGTGATTTACGTTTTCTTTCGACATCTATACGCTTTCTTAACCCTGAGTGAGATATGCGGCGACCTGACTGTGTAGATAACCAAGCTGCCACTTCTCTGTA